ACAATAGCAAGCAAAGAAAGGAGATGAAATTATGAAAATAAAGTTAAAGGATGTGAATAAGTTTAAAACTTTACTTTTAACTAATGGATATACACAACGTAGTTTCGGAAGGGCTATTGGTATATCTGAACCATATGCAAATCAAATTGCGAATGGTGTAAGAAATCCCGGACCCGAAGTAGCTAAAAAAACCGTTGAACTTTTAAATGTACATTTTGATGATATTTTTTTTATCGAATACGATCACAAAAGTGAGCAACAAAAAATAGTTTAAGGAGGCGGTTTAATGAATCAATTAGTTTTTATTGAAAACAACCGTGTTGTAACAGACAGTCTTACGGTTGCAGAATGCTTCAATAAAAATCACAAACCTATCAGTCGTACCAGTGGCGTTCAAAACAAACCGCAAACTTTAGTAACTGCTAAAGGGCTTGATTTCATTGCCAAGTTACTAAAGCAAAAGGAGGCAATCTAACATGGAAACCATGACATCCAAACAAGCCGCCGAATATATCGGCGTTTCCGTTAACACTCTACGGAAATACGTTCATGAAGAAGGGTTACCGGTTTTAAAATTTCCGGGTCGCCGGAAGTGGATCTTTCGGAAAGATCTAATCGACGACTGGGTTGCAAGTCGTTCGAAGCCAACAGTTTACATTAACAATGAACCGGTTAAAGAATATGGAAAACTTCGGGTTTTGCTACCTTAACTATAGTTTAAGTGCAAACGGTGCATATAAAAACCATTGACTATATGCAAAAGGGGGAGAGAAGTTTGATAAAAGAATCTGTTTACGCACAAACAGCGCTTCAAACATTGCAAAAGGAGGAAGGACTTGATGGAGTTCAGTTGGCCATGGATCTGAACGTATCACCTCAATTAGTCAGCAATATCAAACACGGTCACCGAAAATTACAAAAGGACATTGCAAAAGCTTCATTGACTACATATGACAGTCCAATGTACGCAATGGAATTGCTCTATGAGTTCTCGGAAGGATATACTGCACCGGTTTTAAAAGGCAAAGCGATTGAAAAACACAGATTGGCGATGGAAGAGTTTACGATTCAACAAACACAAGAAGTAATTCACAAGTTGGAAGAAGTTAGTCTTGTTAAACCACCACGTGAAACAACAGATCAAGAGAAAGAGCGAATAAAGGAAGTTATTTACGAACTGTTGGATGCAGAAACTGCAATCGCAAATTTAAAAGCTATTCTAGCAAACGAATACGGAATAAGCCTAAAAAAGTGTATCAAAGAACGGAAACCATACTGGAAAGCGAAGGGGTGGATTTGATGGACTTTAACTATGCAGAGTTTAAAGAAAAATTTGGTGAAGAAGTAGCAGACCTTGTGAAAAACGAAATTAAAACCGCAGAAGATTTTTGCTTGAAATGGAAACTTGAAATCAACCATAAAAACGAACATTGGATTAGTTTATTGTTCGTCACAACTATAGACGCTATGAGTATAAAAGTTTATAAGCAGGCGAAAAAAATCAAATCGGTAGATCGGATTTTTAGACTAGAGTGTGAACAGGCTTTAAAAATCATGAAAGAACTGGGGGCATGAATATGGACTTTGCTGACATTTATCTATTAGGGGTTGTGAGTTTAGGAATGATAGTGTCCTACAAAATCATGCGAGCAGAAGCCAAAGAGGAAAAGATGAAAAAGCGATAGTCGTCGGCAAACAACTATCGCACGTATTGGAAAAACATCAAATTCAACACATTTTTATTATAACTGATGGGCATTGAGCCCGTCAACACGGTCATGAGGTATCCGATGCCTCCAACTTCAAAAATCCTTGTGACCGTGTTGATTGGCTTAAAAGTCAATCTCTAGCTGTCTTTTATCAACCGAGCGAGAGCGTGCCACGATCCAGTATAACGGGGAGCCGCACCGAAATACATGCGAATGGCGTGGAAAACCATTCAGGTCATTGCCATGACGTTGCAAACGAGGTAGTGGCGGAATAGGTAAACGCTAAAGCACGCCCTTAATGAGGCCAGCGTATAGGCAGTGGAAATAGGCTTGGGCTGGACGATCGCTGTCATGCAAGGTGCAAATCCTTGCCTACCTCATTAGTACATCTGAAAGGGGTGAAAAAACATGGTCCAAGTTAAGTTGTTTGAAGATTGGGGTTTTGAAAATGAAATAAACATGTGGTTAGCAGAGCATCAGAAAAGCATTGAAGTTGTCGATGTGAAAATCCAATTCGTTGGCTCAGAAGCTGAGAGTTACCCCTATGCATTAGTTATCTACAAAAGGAGGTAAATAATGACATACATTGAAAACCCAATGATTCGCTGGAAAGAAAATTCAGGTCATTGCCATGACGTTGTTGTTCAAGAGTATAGCAGAACAGGCATAAACAAAAAGACGTGGGTGAGGAGTGAAGAAAATGAAAACTGGAGATAGAGTTATGTCGAATCCAGCCATTCAAGAAATTGTCCCTAGTGGCTCTTTGGGTACAGTTCAAGAAGCTTACCCAGATGGTTGGGGAATTGTTAAATTTGATGACGGAACAAAATTGCTAATAAGATTAAACGGTAATTTTGTAGTAGTTAAGGAGTGAACGGTATGGCAATCGACATTCAGGATCCGAGAATCACCCGGACTATACGGACAGGCTATCCGGAGTCGGTTAATGATGAACCGTTCGGTGTTGATTTATTTGGGAATGAGATTATGCCGGGTGATGAGTATTTGGAATGGGAAGATGATATTTTCCGGAAAGATGATATTTCCTTTGATTTGCAGCAGTTTCTTTTACATCTTGGAGCCGAGGAAAAAATCGCAGAATAAAGCTCCTGCCGGCAAGTGCAGGAGTTACCTTAAAAACTATTAATTTGACATCATTATAGCACGGAAAGGAAGAGATGGCAATGAACGTATTGCAAGAGTATGAATTGAATGAGTTTGAAGAAAAACAGGAGGAAGTCAAACAACAGTTTGAAATAACCGACATAAACAGTCTAAATTGGGCTTTCAGAAAACTCAAGGCTTACAAGGCTAAAGAGCAAGAAATAAGCGAATTAGCGAAAGCTGAACGGGAACGGATTGATTATTGGGAGGAACAAGAAAAAAAGTCGATAAACAACAACATTGAATTTTTTGAGGGCTTAATCAATCAATACCATGCAAAAGTCCTTGCTGAAGATCCAAAAGCAAAAACAATCAGTACACCATATGGAGCCAGTAAAGCAAGAGCGATAAAAGCACAGCCCAAAAAAGCAGATGAAAAAGCAATTCTTCAGCATGTTGTTGAAAACGGTATGGACGAATATATCAAACCAACATTAAAATGGGCAGATTTGAAAAAGTCCCTCAAAATAGCAGATTTAAATGGGAAATTGGTTGTTGTGGATGAAACAGGACAAGCTGTACCAGGTATTGAAATTGAACCAGAACAAATCAAATACAGTTTGGAGGTCAAATAAGATGGCAGAAACAGCTCAAAATCAAATAGCTGCAACAGTAAACTCTATGTCAATTATCGATTCTGTTGATCTCGGAGCAGTTCAAAATACACTATCAAAAATTAACCAGTTTCAAATGGTTGTACAAAACACTTTAAAAAAGGACCATGACTTCGGGATAATCCCGGGTACTGCAAAACCGACTTTATTAAAGCCAGGTGCCGAAAAAATCCTCATGCTGATGGGTTTGACAAGCAAATATGAGGTTGTCGAAAAAGTACAAGATTATGAGAAAGGTTTTTTCGCATTCACCGTAAAGTGCGAATTGTATAAGGATGGATTAAAAATTACAGAAGGTTTAGGTCACTGCAATACAAAAGAACCAAAATATCATAAGAGAAAAGACGGAACACTACAAGATCCATATGGTTATGTCAATACAGTACTAAAAATGGCTAAGAAACGAGCCCAAATTGACGCGACGTTGACAGTAGCTTCCTTGTCTGAGGTATTTACTCAAGATATCGAGGACATGCAAGATTTTATACAGCAAGAACAAACTGAAACTATGACTGCAGCGGATGCAGCACAAACTAAAGTAACGTTTGGTAAGTTCAAAGGAAAGACTTTAAAGGATATATACAAAACACAACCAGATTATTTGAATTGGTTGCATGACAATGCAAAGTCTCCGGTTATTAAGAAAGCTATTGAGGTAATGTGGGAAGCGCTGAAAGAGCAGAAACAGTACAAGCAACAAAACCAACAATCAAAAAAGCAAACTAATGAACAACCACCGGAACCATCGAAAGAAGAAGCTAAACAAGAAAATCCGGATGAAGTCATGGACGAACTGTTAGGTGATGGGGCTTTTGATATAGATGAAAGTGAGCTGCCTTTTGATTAATGCTCAGTGAATTAAAAATACGAATTCCTGAAGTATATGTTTGGATGACTGAGGGCAAGGCTAATCGCTCTCAGTTGTTCAAACGGTATGTAATAGGGTATATAGCCAGGACACATCCGGATTTGAAAGTAACGGCCATTAAAGGTTTGTATGCAATATGTGAGAGGACGTAAGGAGAAGGAGGGAACATACTTGCAAGGATGGATAAAGTTATATCGAAAAATACTAGATAACGAGATTTGGAGTGACGTAACTACTTTTCGACTCTTTACCTTACTGCTCTTAAAAGCAGCACATCAAGATGGGGTCAAGATTAAAAATGTTGAGTTAAAGCGTGGGCAATACTTGAGGTCATATTCAAAATTAGCTGAAGACCTCGAGTACAAGGAAAAAAGAGGTTATAAACAGCCATCAAAAAGCACCATTTTACGTTCAATTAAGAAATTGATTAACAAAGGGATGATCACCGTTAAGGAAACTGATAACGGAACACTATTCACAGTCGTTAAATATCAAGAATATCAAGGCTTTGAACACGATAACGAAACGATAAACGAAACGGTTTATGAACCTTTATCAGAACGTTATCAGAACGAAATCGAAACGTTATCCGAACAAGAACAAGAATTAAAGAATTTAAGAATTAAAGAATTAGTCGTCGATAACACGCGCGAAGAATTTCCTCAAAGCGACGGGGCACCTGTTACCGAAAATAAAATATCGCACGAGGAACTGGAACAACGCAATAAAGTTTTAGCCGACCATTTTATAAAAGTGAGAAATAGTGGGTTCTACCTTTCACCAAAAGACCTAAACGCAATCGAGAGAGTGGCTGAATTGCCGGTTAAACTTGATACTCTGTGCAACTGGGTAACCCAAATTATTAATCTAAAAAACACGCAAACACCTTGGGATAAAGTGAAGCACTTTTCGTATTGTGAAAAAGTCATTGTCTCGAAATATCAGAAGCTAAAGCACGAGAACGTTATTCCTTTCAACAATCAAAAACAAAAAAGGGAAGAAACGATTGAGGAACGATTTGCTCGACTGCAACGAGAAGGACGAATAAAAGCTTGGGGAGATGGCTCATGAACAAGCAGGAAGTGTTGAAAATACTAAACACAATAAATGCAGCCTATTCTAGGTTTGAGGTTACAGATGAACGTTTAGTTTTGTGGTCGGAAATGTTGGCTGATATGGATTTTAACAAAGTGATGAACAAGTTAAAAAAATACATCAAGGAAAGACCATTTCCTCCTACGATTGCTGATATATCCGTACAAGAAACGCAAGAAAATCAATTTTTGTTGAAACATGAACAATGGCTGAAAGAAGGGGCTGAACGCCGTGAACACGAAAAACAATCAAGAAACATATCAAAACTACCATGGCAATGACTTAGTAAATACGCAAGCCACTTTAGAAGCCGAAAATATGGTTCTTGGTGCGGTTTTTCTGGAACCAGATATCATCCACGAAATCACCTTAGAACCTGAACATTTTTCAATTGCAAAAAATAAGATCCTTTTTAAGGTCATGCGTGACTTAGCCCTTGAAGGCATTGGGATTGATCCAATGACTGTTGCAGACAAACTTGGAAGCAAAATCGAAAACATAGGTGGTCCCTCTTACATCACTGAATTAGCTATGTCTTGCCCTACAGCTGAAAATGTTGGTGCATATGAGCGAATTGTACTCGAGCACTACAAACGAAGGAATCTTATATCTGCTGCTGCAAAATTTATGAATGAGCAAACAGACGAGGCGGCAGACGATTTTTACAAAAAATATATCGAAATGCAAGAACTTGGCTTGAAAAAGGAACGGAACAAAACGGATGTTCTCTACGAAATTTTTCAAGAAATGCACGAAGATAAGGGCGAATTGACCGGGATAGATACAGGATTTACCGAGTTAAACAACATGACAGGCGGTCTAAAAGGTGGAGATTTAATAATTATTGCTGGCCGTCCATCAATGGGTAAAACAGCGTTCGCATTAAACATTGCGGCGAATTGCTGTAATAAGCAAGGCATTGCAGATATTTTTTCGCTCGAAATGCCGGAAAAGCAATTAGTTCACCGGATACTTAGTTCACTTTCAAATGTTGAAGGATCCAAGTGGAGAAATCCTTATAGAATGTTTTCAGCTAGCGATTACGACAAAGCAAATTTTGCAATGGAACAATACGGCAAATGGGATATTTACATACATGATGAACCTAAGCAAACAGTTACCGATATCCGTGCAGCCGTGAGAAAAACACAAAGAAAACATCCGGAACAAAATCATGTTGTCATTATCGATTATTTGCAACTGATTACGGTCCTTGGACGATTTGAGCGGTATGACTTAGCGATTGGCAGTATTACAAAAGAATTAAAGCAAATGGCGCGACAATTCAATGTTCCTGTAATATTACTATCCCAATTATCGAGGGCAGTTGAACAGAGACAAGATAAACGTCCCATGATGTCAGATTTGCGTGACTCAGGAAGTATAGAGCAAGACGCAGATATCATTATGATGTTGTACCGTGAAGACTATTACGACAGGGAAACACAAAACAAAAACATTGTGGAAGTGAATATCGCTAAACACAGAAATGGGCCGGTTGGAGTAATTCAGCTGTTATTCGAGAGGGAATTCAGCAAGTTTCAAAATCTCGAATGGAGAAGGAGCGAAAACAATGAGTAGCCAAATCGTTTTCAAGAAACTGCATAGCCATTATCAAGCTACCGGGAAGATCATGCAAAAGGAACAATTTATCGAAGAAATTGCGAGGCAGTTTCCAAAAAAAGATGTTATTGAAGGGTTAATGATTTTTAATAACTTTTTAGACGAGTCTAGGAAAAAACGGAGGGGATTTTATGGGAATGCTGTATAGATCTGTTAACGCAATAAACGAACTGAAAAAACGTCATATCATCAGTGAATTGGTTGCTTTAGGTGTTGATGGTGACGGTGCGATTAATCTATATGACCTTGATTATTACGAACTTAAAAGCTTGTTAGCGACATTAAAAAGAATGGGACGTGATTTTAATGCGTGAGATAAAGTTTCGAGTATGGCATAAGGCAGATGAAAAAATGTATGAAGTTTATGGATTTGCACAAAACAAATGGTTTCTAAAAGGTAAGCAATTTCCGATGCCAAATGGCGCAGTAGTAATAATGCAATACACAGGTTTAAAAGACAAGAACGGCAAGGAGATTTATGAGGGGGATTTATTAACTGATTACGGTGAAGCGCCACCTTTATACGTTGAATATTCAGAAGAACATGGAGCCTATTGCTTTGTAGATAAATTTGATCCAAGTGGAACAGTGTATTACACACCTCTAATGATTTATTATGAACAGATGGAAGTAATCGGAAACATTTACGAAAATCCAGAATTGTTGGAGTGGAAAGAATGACAGTAAAAGGAACATACAAAGGAAAACCGATTAGGGCCGTACTGCTTGAAGGTACAGCTACCGTTAAACTTTTTGAGTATGTAGATGAACCGGGGATTTGGTACTTCCCATTGATAGTTGACGGCGAAAATGTGGAAAAGGATAAATTTGTTTTGGAGGTCCCAATTGAGTAGATACATTTACGGCAAAAATAAGAGAAATTGGGCTGACCCGTCAAGTAAGTACGGGTTATGCCCGGAACAGTTTGAAAAAGATGTACAAGCACATCAAGAACGAAAAGGACGCAAAAAGGAAACCATCAAAGCCATGTTTGAAGGCATGCTAAAAAGTGACCCGGTAAGGCAGGAAGAAACGTTTCAGATGTTTGTTGAAACGTTGAATGAATGGAGGGAGAAACATGAGTGAACGGTTGGAAGATATAAAAGAAAGATTCATGAAATATGAGTATGACTACAATCTAAGCGGTGAAGATGTTGAATGGCTTATCAACCAAGCTGAACGAGCCGAAAAGAACGCTCAAGATCTAGGGGACATGGACAAACAGTTGGCGAGTGAACAACGACGCATTCGAGAGTTAAAAGAAGAAAATCAACGTTTCAAAAAAGCTTTGGAGTTTTACGCAGATCCAATGATATGGAGAGAAGGAAGCCGCATTAAAGGTAATACCTTCGAAATGCCATTAGCAAAT